AAAATAAAAATAAAAATAAAAATAAATTTTTTCTAGTAAGTCCCAAATCCTTGTATCCACTATCCACGATACACTTTTCAAAAAATTTAATTTGATTTAATTTTTATTATTAAAAAAAACCAAGCTATACTTGTTGCCTTCGTGTGGAAGATTATAATGTTCTAATTCATAACCATTAAAGATAATAGGATTATGATATGCATTTTTAGTTTCACCATCTATGACAATTTCCCCTCCTGTATATTCGCCAAATGAGATAAGCAAACTATCTCCTACATTATTAGTATCTTTATGCAAAGGGCAACATACATTATGATTGAGTTGTACGCTTGTGAATTCAAATTGTAAATGATTACCTATTTTTTGAATTTCTTCCCATATATGTGGCCAGCGTAATGTCGCCCAACTTGGACCAACTTTACCGGAATATCTTGCTCGAGTAATTCCAAAAGTTGTTGCACGATGTTTTGGAAATCCCCGACGATTGCTCCTATTTTGTTTTATTGGAATTGAAACTTTTTGTAACATTGTATATATCGTATGTAGATCAAGACCTTTTAACAGTAATAATCTGATTTCGCCTGGTTTTTTTTTATCTCGTACAACATCATACTTTTTTAAATAATCTATAGCATTTTGATTGTTAGGTCTTTCTTCCCCCAATCCACCTTTTGCTCTATATTTGGTGCGAACAAATACTCCATTAAATTTTAACAATCCTACACTTTGAAAATGTAGGATTGTATTTTCATAATCTTCCTTGCCTTCTGCTAATGGATTCAAAATAATATTATTTGTTGTAACACCATAAAGACAGCCGATGCAAAAACGCAAGTCATTTGTTTCAGTATTTTTCAAAAATCCACTCATTGGATTAATGCCCCATAATCTGACACCCGCTTTTTGAAATGCCTCGTTGAAGAATGTTAATGGGTCTAATCTCTCTTTCATACGAAATATTGCAGAAATGTCATCATCTATAAAGACAATTTTTGTACCTTTTGGAAAATAGTTGTAGATGAAATTGCGTTGATTTGTAATACCCTTTTCACCAATAATGGTTTGAAATCCTAAAGATTGGTAATCATCATATTCTTCCTCTACACAAAAAATGTATATCATCTCTTTGGGAACATCTTTCAAAGTCATCAAAGTTTTGGTTCGCAATGTTTCTACTCGATTGAAAGATGGGATACATATTTTCATTTATATTTGAAAATATATTTTTTTCAACTTTTTTACAATCTGCTATTTAAAAAAATGCATATTAAGATTGTTTAATGTAAAAGATGTTTGAGTTTAGATTTAGCACTGTGTCTGCCTCCTTCTTCCCCCTCACCTTTTTTTGATTTAGATCCTTTCATCAAAGATTTTACATATTTACCAATATGGGTCGATGATAGTCTGCCACCAACAGTTCGTGCATACATGGTTTCATCAATAACATTGACTGGGTGTTCAGACTTGGCGTCCAAAACTGATTCTCGTGATAATACTGCAGTAAAAAACTGACTATTGCCGAGCTGTGTTACACAAAAGCCCTCGTTGATACACATGAGAATACCTTCAGGTTGAATTTGGAAAGGGTACTGGTTCAACACACCTTGTAGTTGGATTTGAACGTTGAACTGACCAATACTGCCGTTGGATAGGAGACCATTGAGACTTAGATCTTTAGCACAATTGACTACAATCATACTACCAAGAGTTGGTACAGTGACAGCATTGCCCGCTTGGATTGCAGTTGCTTGTCCCTTGAAAGAGGTATATGATTGATTACTGCCGTTGGTTTTTGACATATTGTAAATATTAACATTATTCGCAGATGCGATCAAACCACTTTGGTTGTTGAATGTGATACTTACTTGTCCAACCGACAGGAAACCGTCAGTATATGCCCAATTCTGATTTGCAATTGGTACTCGTAATGCAAATACCATCATCGACGGTACTTGGGAAAGCTGTATGTTTTGGAATGTAACATTGTATCCACCAGTGTTGGCAGTCATGACTGGAGAGTTGGACGATGGTGAGATGTATCTGTCGTATGAAGTGTAGTTGGTGACTGACTTGGTGGAGATTTGAGAGTATTGGAGATCAGAAAGGGTCAAAAAGTTGAATAGGAGTTTGGAGTTGGTAAATCCAAGAGAGTTGGATGATGGAGTTCCAAGTTGAATGCTTGTAATGTAGGAGTTCCAACCTTGAGCACCTGGAGAGCAGTTTCCAGTCGTCCATACTTTAGAACAAGCACTATCTACGTTCATGGTCATAGCGATGTTGTTTAAGCCGATTAAACCTGCTCTGTTGAAATCGTTGGATATGAATGGACTTAGACAAAGGAATGGCTCGGTTAAACCCCTAAAGGTTAGGTAGATGACCCATGTGTTGTTTGCACCAGTCGATATTGGGGAGTTGTCAGTCAATACTCCAGCAACATATCTGTTGATTTGAATCGTGGCTGGGTAAGAACCGTTTGGTACTCTTGCATTGTCATAAGCCATATCGTTCATGTTTCCCATAGGATTGGAGTTAGATAGGACTGCATCAGCGTATGATCCCCATGTCTCATTGACAAAATCGGGTGCAGTTGAGTTGAGTTTATCCAAAGCATTCTTGTCTTCCAATAGTTTGATAAAAGCCATTACATCTTTGTAGTTGGTAGATGATGTAGCATTGTTGATTGTGAGTGATGCAGTCGTAAAAAGGGACTGGAGTGGATACGAGTTGAGTGCGTCAGTCAAACCATACTGGAAAGATGAACTACCAATTGGGACATTTGCACAGTTGATGGTTAGATTTAGATCCGACTGTAAAAGTACTCTTGCATCTGAACAAATGGATTCAGAGGGGATTTGAATGTTTGCCGTAAGCGAGGAGTTTGAAGCAGAGTTGAATGGAAACTGCTGGTAAGTATTTTGTTGAGCCCCGTTAAAAACCGCATACGCAATTTCAGGGGTGAGGTCCGCAATTCTTGAATCTGTCACAGTTACTGTCTTCACGTCACTCATTATACTTTGAAGTTAGAAACTTTTTTAAATAATTTGGATTTATTTTATAATATTGCCTTAAGATGTCTAAATACAGATTTCTTGAAGAATCCTAATTTGACAGAGGCTGTCGAACCACTGTTTAAGAATATAGGATAAAGCAATCCTGTTCTTGCTTTATACCACATGGTCCAATCAAGATTGTATAAAGGCTCTGCTGAATTCATCTCAAACAATTGATATTGTCCTGGAGGTACATATTTAATACATAATTGGTCATTTGAAACATTATATTGGAAATCCACTAAAATTTGCAATGTTGAACTGTTGTTTGTTGAAACTGGGTAATTCTCGCTATTATACTGTATTTGAGGAATACCAGTTTGCACTCGTAAAGAGGGTATATAAGTAGATGTGATCACAATGTCTGTTATTGTATTCCAAAGTGTGATGCTTTTTGATTGTTGAGTATTTATCATACGATCATTTGTAGCATCTATAAAACTTGTATTTGAATTCATGATAATTTGATGCTCATTTGAACCGGCAACTTCAATAAAATATTTAGTAAATTGAAAGAGATGATACAATGCCGAGTTCATATAAATGACAATTGGTATAACTGGTGATCCATCATCATTATATAAACTGGCAGTAGCAACAATACTAAACAAACTTGTTGTTGAATCATAAACCAAAATAGGTGGTTTATTTGCTGGTAATGCTGGCACTAATGCATCTAAAGCATTATATGCTGTTGCAAATGCCACATTTACTAAACCCATAAAAAATTGGTATGAATAAATGTTATAATATCCATTTTGATTATTGGGAATACCATTAGGATATGATGATGGTCCTAAAGGAACTTCGGCATTAAGATTTTGAGGTTGAAAAAGGACTGGTTGTGTAACAATAGTAGCACCATATTGTAATGTCACATTGTATATAGTTAAATTTGGATCATTTTGATAAGGAGCTATTTCAGGCACAATGGCTGGTATTGATGTATCATTCAAATAAACCGATACAATTGCCCCGTAATATTCTTCGGGATTTTTAAGATAAGGGATTGTTCTCGATTGATTGTAAGTTGCAAACGGTGGTAATCCAACTTGTGTTCCAAGATTACATGAAACTGAATCAAAATATATGACATCGGGATCATCCATTATATTAAGGCAAAATAAAAAATAATTAATTTATTTTTTTATTTAATTATATTAATGAGTTCTTATATGTCGCCTCACATGATTGACGAAGTTAATGCTTCCAAAAAGTCCTTTATCCACGAAACACCTCAATACAGACACGACCAATTTATTAGTCAGCAACAAAAGAGATTTAGCAATAGT